GGTAAAAGTGGTGAGAGGGTTACTTTTAATCAGATGCAAGTGATGGACATGACACTTGGCAATTATATTGATAAGATGTTTCAGCTTCTTATGAGTGTAAAGCAAGAATGGGAAGATATGCTTGGCATTACAAGACAGAGAAAAGGGCAGACACTTGCAAGTGATGCTGTTGGCACTACTGAAAGAGCAGTATTCCAATCTTCTGTTATTACAGAAGAATTATTCAGAAGGTTCAGAAATTTTGAACAATCTGAATTACAGGGTTTGCTTGATGTGTCAAAAATAGCATGGAAAGACGGCAAGAAGGGAATGTATATTAATTCTGATTATAAGAAGGTATTTTTTGAGATAGAACCTACTGAATTTATGGAATCTGAATATGATGTATTTGTCACTAATTCTGCTATTGAAAATACTAAACTTGAGACTTTAAGAAATCTGGCATTATCATTTGCACAGAATGGCAGCAGACCATCTACTGTTGCAGAAATTATTGATGCAGGTAATTTTAATAAGATAAAAGGGCTTCTCAAAGAGGCAGAAGAGCTTGAATCTAAGCTTGCACAGCAAAGGCAGGAAGCAGAGATGCAAATGCAGAGAGAAGCACAACAAATGCAGATTGATGATAGAGAGGATAAGCAATCATTTGAAGCAGAGGAAAAACAAAAAGACAGAGATTTACAACTTACATTAAAGAATATGGAGCTTAATGATAAGCATGACAGCTCTATTGAGAAAGAAAAAATAAATGCTGATTTACAGAAAAACAGAGAAGAGATTATTTCAAAAGAAAAGATAGCTAAAATAAATAAATTAAGTTAGAAAAATGGAAAAAATAGAATTTAAAGATGTATCATCTTATATTGTAGATGACTTTATTAAAGATGATGAAAAGAAAGAAAAGCAAGAAGAGCAGCAGGTTGAAGAAAATCCTGAAGAAGAAAAGCAAGAAGAAGAGCAGAGTGAAGAGAAAGATGAAAAGAAAGATGAAGAGGTTAAGAAAGAAGAAAAACCTGAAAAAGAAGAAAAGCAACCTGAAAAAGAAGATTCTGATGAAAGTGTAATAAGTGAATTACAGAAAATGCTTGGGTATGAGGTTGATAAGGAATATGAAGAATCTATTGAAGGAATAAAGGATTTTACTGTTGATGTTGCTAAACAAATAGCTCTTAATGAGTTTGAAGGATTTTACAAGCAATATCCGGTAGTTAAAGAATTTACAGAATATGTAGTAAGTGGTGGTGATCCAAATGAGTTCTTTAAAATAAGTGAACATGATTTTTCCAAAGTTACTCTTCAGGAAGATGATGTTGACACACAAAAAGATGTGTTAAATGTATTTCTTGAAAAGCAAGGTTTTGGCAAAGATGAAATTGCAGAGATGATTAAAGATTATGAAGATACAGGTATTCTTTATAAGCAATCATCAAGGGCATTGCCAAAGATTGTTGAATTACAGCAAAAACAAAAAGAGGAACTTATTAAAAGACATGAACAGGAAGTTATTGAAAGTCAACAAAGGGAACAACAGGTGTGGAGTGAAATAGAAGAGACTATTAGTAATGGTGATCTTGGTGGTGTTGTTATTCCTGAATCTGATAAAAAAGATTTTTTCAAATGGATGGCTGTTCCTGTTGAAGAAGGTAAATCACAAAGGATGATTGATCGTGAAAAACTTGAAATTACAAAACTTCTGCAACTTGAGTATTTACTTTACAAAGGATTAGATGTTTCTAAACTTGTAAAGATGAAAAAAAATACTAAAAATGCAGAATTATTAAGGAAGATAATTGATAAGAATAAAGGCTCTGAATTGAAGGGCACTGATGTAAAGATTTCAAAGAAAGAATTTAAGGGCATTCAAGACTATATTTAGTAGTGATGTTTTAAAGCAACCCGGAACTTAATGGGAAATATTAATTTTAAAAATTTAATACTATGGCAGACAACATTTCAGCTTTAAGATTGAATTATGATGTTTGGAATGCAGAAGGGATGACTGATGAAAACTCTTTAGCATCTGCTCTTCTTACTCAACCAAGCCAAATATCACCAATCTTAACACACCTCGCAGGACGTGAGGACAAGAGATTCCCTCTCTCATTTTTAACAGAGGGCTTAGGCAATTATTATGATACAGATGATGTAGAATTTGATTGGCCTGTTATTGGAAGAATCAACAAGTCAGTAGTATGTACCGGATTGAGTGGTACAGGACTTGGAAGAACAGTATTCTATCTTACATTTGCAGAAAAATGGCTTATCAGGGAATATTTAATTGAACCTGGTGATAGGTCTTTCCAAGCAAAGATTGTTGGTGATCCTGAACAAGTTACTGGTGGATGGAAATATCCATGTATTCTTAATACTACTACTGCTGCTGATGTAGTAGATGATACAGTAGTTGGGAAAAGCTTTGTTCAGCTCTATGCTCCTGTTACACCTTATGGTGGTTCAAGGGGTAATGAATCTAATTGGGTTGCTCCAAGCAAAATGAGAAATCAGGTGCAGCTTATTAGAAAATCTTATGAATATCAAGGTATTGCTCCTAACAGAGTGGTAAATATTCAGCTTCCTACTTCTAATGGCAGCTCTAATATCTGGGGTGACTTTGAAGAATGGCAACATCAGCTAAGGTGGATGGAAGAAGTTGAATATTCATATTGGTATTCAATTTATAACAGGGATGCACAAGGTCAGGTACACTTGAAAGATATTAGCTCTAACAAGCAGATTACTACAAGTGCCGGTGTTTTGGAGCAAATTCCTAATACTGATTCTTATGCATTTTTAACAGCATCAAAACTTAAAAATGCTGTACGTGATATGCTTTATGGTGCTGCTGATGCACAGAAGATGAACATTGTTCTTTTCACTGGTATTGGTGGGCTTGAAGAATTTGATAATGCAATGAAAGATGATCTTGCTGCAAGAAGTTATATTAAAACTTCACCAACATTTGTTACAGGGTCAGGAAGAAATCTTACTCTTGGTGGATTCTTCACTACTTATGAGCATATTGACGGTCATACTATCACAGTAAGGCATCTTCCTTTATTTGATAATGGAGCTTTGGCTCTTGCTTCTGAATTACATCCTGTCACAGGATTACCTCTGGAATCATACAGAATGGTATTTCTTGATATGTCTGTTTATGATGGTCAGGCTAATGTAAGAATGGTACGTCAGAAAGGCAGAGAGTTTACACGTTGGGCAGTAGCAGGTGCTACTATTCCAAGAGGCTTCGAAGGTAATTCTTTGAGAGCCAGTGATATTGATGGTGCAAGTGTACATTTTATGCGTAGTTCAGGCATTCATATTGCAAGAGCTACTAATTGTTTACATATGTATTGTAATTTGTCATAATTTAGTTTGTTGCAGTGAGGGGTGTAAAAGCCCTTCACTGTTTTTTTTAATTTTTAAAATTTAAGTAATGAAGAAAGAAGTAATTATTAAGAGAAGAAATTATAATAAACGTATTAATCCTGAAGTGATGTATGATACTAAAGCATCAATAGGTGCTACACTCACTAAGAGTGGTATTGTAAATACAGGATTAACAAAAGAAGAAGAGAAAAAAATAATGCCAAGGTTAATTGGTGTAGAATACAATGATCTTCAATTTAATCAAAAGTTAAAAGACTTTTTTTCATCATTAACAATTAAGATTCCTTGGGGTGAAGAAGTGAAGTTGAATGTTACTGTTGATGATGATGGTTTTCCTGAAGATTATTATGATTATATTAAATACAAGTTTGCTCTTGTAAATCCTGATGTTGCAGTTTCAAAAGAAAAAGCAATAGGAAATAAAAAATTCTATATAGAAGATAAAGGTAAAGAAGAAAAGAAAAAATATGAAGTACTTTCTGTTAAGAAAGATGCTTATAAGGAATTTATTAAGATTTCTGCTGATGAAGATAAGATAAATATGTTGCTCAATGTTATTGGCGTAAAACATGAAAATCTTTCAAAAGAACAGAAAGAAGTTGAGTTAGAAAAAGTTGTAAATGATACTCCTGATAAGTTTTTAGAACATGTCAAAGATAAGAATTTAGAGATCAGATCATTTATTAATGAATGTATTTCCGGTGAAGTATTACAGAAAGTAGGCAATTCAATACTTGATGGTGATGTTGTTATTGGAGATACTATTGAAGAAGCAATATTATTTTTAAAGAATAAGAAAAATAGTGATGTGTTTGTGAGGTTAAAAGCAAGGATGAATGCTTTTACTCACAGTAAATAAAAATTAAACAAAATGACTTCAACAACAATAAATCAAATATTAAAAGCACTTGATAAGATCATTCATAGTGCTGCTGTATATATTAAAGGTGAAGATGGTGATCCTTCTGATGGAATAATTTCACTTACCAGTGCTTCTGCTTCTGCATTACCAAGTGCAGAATATATTTCTCCATTTGACTTTGATGCTAATTTTGCTACATCAAGCACTCTTACATTAACAGGAATACCAGAAACTATTGATTCTTATTTACAAGTTGCTTATGTTAAAGTATTAAATAGCGTAACAAAAGAAAGAGCTATTTATGTAAATGGGTCTAATGCAATTATGTCATATAGTAGTGGCACACTTAGCATTCTTTCTGATATGTCTCTGCCTTTTGAACATGGACAAACTTATGAAGTAGGTATTATTGCTCAAAAGAAAGCTTATCTTCCTACTATTAATTCTGATAGTTCTTTTGTTAGAAATCCTTTACAGGACAATGATACTGATATTATTCATTTTATTAGTGAAACAAATAAAGCAGCAGGGATATACAGAGTTGAATTTTATAGTTCTAACTTTAATTATCGATCCATTCATGTAAAATGTTCTGGCGGTGTAACTGTTACAATCTGGACTACAAACAATGCAGATGCAGATACATCATCTGACACAGGGTGGGTTGATAAATCTGCTGATATTATTGATGCAGCAAGTCTTGTTGATGATGAAGATATTTTCTTTATTGATTCGCCTACAAGGCCATTGAAATGGATGATTAAATATGTTACATCTGATGCTACAAATGCTATTGACGTTTGGATTAGACAACACTCATAAACCAGAAGATCATGTGGTTAAGTAAAAACATTAAGAGATTAGGTCGTTATCCAAATTACACAGAAGTAATGAGTGATGGTTCACTTCGTTACAGGGAAAATACTACTGTATGGAAAGATATGGTAGGAGATTTATTTGGTAAACGCCTAAATTCAACATCAGGAAAAGTAGATTATGACTATGATGAAAATGCCATTAAGTTTCAATCCGGTGGCA